CCGGGATCCTATCCCGGGAACATTTCGGTTTGCTTTACTTTTCCAATCTGATCGCGGAGTATGCTATGACTACACCTGCTGTTTCTATTAATTCAGTCCTTAATACAGACTGCAGCTGGTGGCGTCGAAACTTCGGTCCCGGTGGTGTTCCTGGTTCAATTACCAAGATCGCCGATTCATCCGTTATGACTAGGTGGACTATACGCGAGCGTCCTGCAAGCGTTAAGTCCACTAAAGATTCATCCGGATGGAGACCCCCGTTGGGCTACTACGCGAACAATCAGAATGGTGCAATCCATGCGCCAGTGTGGATATTCTCAAACCGTAATCCTGATGGTAGTGGTTTTGATGACTACCATTACGATGGTGACGGTGTTGCGAACATCAAGCAACCCGTGCCGGCGTACCCCTCTTATTTGGAGGGAGCGGCGGTTGGGAAAGCACTGACAAAACTGAAAGATAAATCTGTTGACTTTGGAGTGGCCTTCGGCCAGTACAAAGAAACGGCGGAGTTAGTTGCTTCGTCGGCCACTCGAATTGCGAAAGTAGTTCGAGGCTTCCGAGGAAAGTTTCCTCGGGAGTGGGGACAGGTTGTGAAGAATCAAGTACGTCAAGCTGTTGGGACTAAGCCTGGTCAGGCTGGTCGCAACATCCCAAGTGCCTGGTTGGAACTTCAGTATGGATTGAATCCTACAATTAGTGACGTTAATAGTGCCTGTGAGGAACTCTCAGACACGGCATCAGGCGGGCATCCTTTTAGGTGTACCGTCAAGGCCTCCTCGAAAGAGGAAATAAACGAAACGTTGTGGGGTACCCTAGGAAGTGCTCCATTGGGCTGGGTTCGAATCGTTAGGCAAGGCAAACATTTTTGCTTTATCCGACTCGACTATGAACTCGACTCTCCTCTCCTAGCTACGTTTTCCTCCCTGGGTCTAACTAACCCTTTGAGTGTTGCGTATGAGTTGTTCCCGTACAGCTTCCTCCTCGATTACTTTTTACCGATCGGGGATTGGCTGAACACAATGGATGCTGACTTCGGTTGGCGTTTTCTGAGTGGTACGAGGACAACTGGTCAAAAGTACACAGAGGTGGGTACAGGAACGGTAACGAGGCCAGGTTGGGCAGTGTTCCCAACGTCCGGCTTAGTCTCGTCATCGTGCTCTAACCTCTCTATGAACCGATTTGTTTATCCTGTAGCACCCTCGGCTGGGTTCCCGACGTTTAAGAACCCTCTGTCCGTTGGCCATGTAGCGAACGCTTTGTCGCTCTTGGTTAACGCCTTTCGTTGATCCTCCAATTCAGGAGAAAGCATATGCCAGCTTTTGGCGTTGTAACACTGGGCCCGATCGATTCGGTCACTTACACCTACAACCCCAGCAATCTTGCTGGAGGCCAGGCCGTGAATGTTAATCGCACAGGAAGCAGCTACCCGTCTGGGTGGCAGTCTCTTTTGCGGTACACTCGCGGTCCGGTGCAGGGGAACGGACTTTATCGAGTCACGTTGAAACTCAACGACCCTCAGGTCGTTGCCGCCGATAGTGCTTGTGGCTGTGCTGGGCAACTCGACTACACGGATTCCGTGTCTATCGAGTTTGTTCTCAGCGAAAAGTCGACAGCTGCGATGCGGACTGCATTGCGGAAGAAGGCTGCTGCGTTACTCGCGGATGCGAGTGTCGTAGCTCAAGTTGATTCCCTCGAATATGTCTGGGCGTAAGCCTGGCGGTCCGAGGAGGGTTGTAGTTACGAAGGCGGGTTTGATTTCCGTCACCGTCCTACTGCTCTACGAAGTCATTTTGCGTTTAGCTAATGACGTCGGTCAACACCTAACCCGGTATTACTAGGTTAGGCCTTCTTTCTCACTGTAGGGTCACAGGTAATAACCTTATGACTAAGCGCAGAGCAAGCTGCCGTGCTTTTCAGCACTGGCACCGTCGGGTTAAGAACGTGTCGGTTGACGTGGCTTTGAGCATTTACGACGCTCTCGCCACGCCACTTAGCTTATCTCTCTCGTCTGCCCTAAGAGAAGGGCGGTACCTGGACGTTGTGAGCGCGGGTCTCAATCCGCTTACTTACGATGATCCAGATTCGTTTAGAGATGACTACCTAGCATGCGAACTCATGTCGAAATTCCCTTCGTGGGATACCGGCGTGGATCGTGTTCAGGTGGCCCTGGAGAAGTTCCAGAACGCTGAGACGATATGTGCGGAGGCTAACCATCGCCTCGCTCGACCTTTGGAAGATACCGTTTACGGTTCCTCTTCACTCGAGGCATACATTTTTGTTGCCCGAAAGAAAATTAGGTCGTTACTTCGATCCTTCTCTTGGGATCGTTGCGCACAGCACTTCGGTCATGGTCCGGGTGCAACTTTTCGCACCCCCCGCAAACGAGGTGACGCTTATTACAAGTTTGGCTGTAAAAAGCCAACTACGACGAAGGCATGCCTTGGACTTGCGTACGCTGCACTTGCAGACGCACCCACGTGGTTTAAACACGTGACCGGTTGGACCGGTGAAGTCACACCTGACGTCGTGCGGGAACTCTCGGCTTATGCCGAGGACTTCTTCACGATAGTTCCGGGAAACAAGGTAATCACTGTTCCTAAGAACGCTAAGACGGACCGTACCATCGCTGTTGAGCCTCTGATGAATATCTATTGTCAGAGGGGCATCGGCGGTGAGATTCGTCGTAAGCTGAAGCTCGTTGGGATAGATCTCAACGATCAGTCGCTTAATCAGCGGCTGGCATTAGACGGATCTCTGAATGGCACTCTTGCCACCATGGATCTGTCTATGGCGTCCGACTCCGTTTCCATGGAGCTCGTACGTCTGCTTCTGCCCGAAGATTGGGTTTCTGCGATAGAGCTATGCAGAAGCCCCTTCGGCGTTCTTCCTTCTGGTGGATTAGTCTTCTACCAAAAGGTCTCCTCGATGGGAAACGGCTTCACTTTTGAGCTGGAGAGCCTTATATTTTGGGCTCTTGTCAGCGCAGTAGTGGAGCAAACCGAGGTGAAGGAGACTCGCGTCGGCGTCTACGGAGATGACTTAATTTTCTCCGTCGACGCCTATCGGGAAATTGAAAGGCTCTTGAGCGCATGCGGTTTTACACCGAACGCGAAGAAGAGTTTCTCAACAGGCCCGTTTCGCGAAAGTTGTGGTAAACACTACTTTCGCGGGCGAGATGTCACTCCCTTTTACATTCGTGAGGATGTGAAAACAGTCGAACGTCTTGTACTGACTGCTAACAGTATCCGCCAGTGGGCCTTTCGTAGGCACATTGGTTGGTCTCTGGACAGCCGGCTACAGGAGCCCTACTCCGGAATACTTGCTCAGATCCCTGAAAGGGTCCGCAAGATTCGTGGTCCTGCATCCGTTACCGTTTTCCTTCGGGATCGCGGCTGGTCTGAGTTTGATCAGACCTCTGGTTTCCTTATTGGGGACTGGGATGAATGTAGGCCCCTCCGGGCCTGTAAAGGTCTGGAGGGTTGGGTTGGTCACAGCGTGGTCCCTTTGACACGCCGTGTATCCTACGACGACCTGCCCTTTCTGACTAAAGGTTTATACCTAAATCAGACGAGCAGGGAGAGCGATGTTCGTGTGAGTGATCACGCGAGCACCGAATGCAAGGTTATAAAGACCCTGCATCAGTGGTG